CTGGTGGTAAGGCAGTTGTATATGATGTATCTCAATTACCTACTAATGTTGGTATGGACATGCAAACAGTACTTTATCATTTAAAAACAGATGGTATTATTCCTATTAACTCAAAAGATGAAGGGAATCAAGTACAGACTTTTAATCAATTTCAGCAAGTTGACTTTACTTTATCTCAGTCTGTTCAACAATTAATTAATCTAAAAATGATGCTTGAAGAAATGGCTGGACAAATTTCAGGTGTTAATAGACAAAGAGAAGGAGCTGTAGAGCAGTATGAATATGTAGGTAATGTACAAAGAAGCGTGGTGCAGTCTTCAACTATTACAGAAAGTTGGTTTTATTCTCATAATGAAGTTAAGCAAAGAGTTATGGAAAGATTATGCAACTTAATGAAGGTAGCCTGGGCTGGAGGTAAAAAAGCTGGAATGATATTAGGAGATGGGGCTTATAAGTTTTTAAACGTTATGCCAGATATTGCTCTTCAAGATTATGGAGTATATGTGGGAGATAGTGGTAAAGACGATGCTATGAAGCAAGTTGTTCAACAATTAGCTCAGGCTTCTTTACAAGCTGGCTCTATAGATTTACTTGGGGTTATTAAAGTGTTAAAAGCTGATACTATGACTGAAGCTGAAAAGATTTTAGAGCAAGCAATGTCAGAAATGCAAAAGCAACAACAACAAACAATGCAAGAACAAGCTCAAGCACAACAAGCTGCTGCTGAGGCGGAGCAAGCTAAATTTCAAGCAGAAGCTCAACTTAAACAAATGGATAATGAAGCTAAACTACAAGTTGCTCAAATTGGAGCTGAGTCTAGGCTTGAGGTTGCTAAAATACAAGCTGATGTTGATAGAGATATTCATGACACTAAAGAAAGAAATGACATGGATAAAAAAGCTGCAGATTATTATATAGAGAGAAAGAATAAAGAAGAAGAAGATCAAAAAGATAAAGAAATGGCTGAAAATGAGAAAGGTACGTCTCCTACATCTGATGATTTAAAAAGAGCTGCTCAAAAAGTATAATAAAAATTTGTATATTTGCAAAAAATAACAGGGAACAATTAAAATTAAATAAAAATGGCAAAAGAAGAATCAAAATTAGTAGATGAGGTTGTGGAGTCAACTGAATCAACAGAAAGTAGTGATAAGTTTAATCCGTTAGCATTTGCTTCGGATCTTCCTGATCTTGCGGAAGCAATAGAGGAAAAAGAAGAAACGGAAGATAAAAATGAAACTACAGAAACAGTAGAAGCGCCTGAAGCTTCAGAAACAAAAGAAGAGTCCACCGAAGAAACTGAAGAAGGGTGGGCTTGGGAAAAAGAAGAATCAGGAGAAGAAAAAACAGAAGATCAGTATAACTGGGAAGAAACTAGTGATGAACCTAAAGAAGAAGCCCCAACAAAAGAAGAGCAATTAACTTGGGCTAAAGTAGGTGAAGAATTAGGTATAGAAATAAACTCAAAAGATGAGCTTGTAAATACAATAAATTCTTACGCTCAGCAATTACAACAATCTCAACAGCCTGCGGTTAATAATCAGGTTGCAGAATTAAGATCTTATTTAAATTATAGTGATAGAGATTTAGTTGCAGAAGAATTAAAGGCTGATGGTATAGAAACTTCAGAAATAGAAGAATCTTTAGACAAATTAGAGGATTCTGGTATGATGAAAATGAAAGCTAAAAGCATTAGAAGAACAATTAATAATGCTATTGATCAGCAAACTGCACAGCATAAAAATAAAGTTGCTCAAGAAGAAGCAACAAGAAAACAAAATGCAGAAAGCGCAAAAAAAGAATTACAAAACACAATAAAAGACATGAGTGAATTCATGGGCGGAAAAGTTACAAAAAAACAGAAAGAAGAAGTTTATCGTTATGCTACAAGCGATATGATGAAAGACATTTATGCAAATCATGCCAATGTTGCGGATGTTGCAATGTTTATGTTATATCGTAAGCAAATAGAAAAAATTCTTCGTTCTCAAGGTTTGGAAGAAGGCAAAGCCTCTGTTATGGACAGTATAGTTTCTCCAAATCTTAACTCTGGAAAAGGCAAGTCTAACTTTAAAGTAAAGTCAGGTAAGTTTGATCCAAAAGCGTTCATGAGCGAGTAAGCTAAAAAAGGTAAGACAAAGTCTGCTCATAGTTGAAAGTTAATTGAACAAAAGTAAAATAATGTTTAATTAATAAAATTTAAAAAAATGGCAAAATTATATACTGGTACTTATGGTGCTGGAACAACTGCCGAGAATGCTTTGAATACAGCTCTAATGCAACATCCAGAGATTGCTAGAACTCTTATTCAACAGTATCCTCGTTATGCTGCGACTTATCTTTTAGAAAGAACTGGTCGTTATGCAAAAGAAAAAGTGTTGGGTGACAACTCTTTTGAATGGAAAGTGATGGGTAGATACAATGCTCCTACTTATATGTTAGGGTGGATATCTACAGATGGTTCTTCATGGGCTGCTGAAAATGGCGCTTCTGGAACTGGAGCTGCTGATGCTGATGCAGATTTAATTTTAAATAATGCAGATGCTGATGGTAATGCAATTTATTTAGCAACTGATGGAGCTGATTCTTCAAGAACTGGTAATTTCCTTAATAAGTGGGATATGGTTCGTTTTCAATCTGGAGCGGTAGGTCTTGTAGTTGAAGATCCTGTAGCTATGGTGGCTTTAAGTTCATCAGCAAATGCATCTGCTGCAACAACTTCTGATTATTATATCAAAGTAGAGATGGTTGACGGAACTAACAATCCTTTAAAATGTAGTGATATTACTGATAATGCTATCGTAGCTTCTATTGGTTCTGCATTCCCTAATGGATCTGATGGTGCTGATGTAGGTGAAAATTGGGTATATCCATCAACTCATACGAATTGGTTAACTACAATGCGTAAGAAGTGTTCTGTAACTGGTAAAGATTTAACTGATGTAACTTGGATTGAAAATAATGGTTCAAGACTTTGGTACTTTACTAGAGAACAACAAATGATGGATGAGTTTATGTATCAACAAGAGCTTCAAAGATGGTATGGTAGAACGTCTGTTACAGATTCTACAGTTCAAAGACCAGGAGCTTATTCTTCTTCTTCAACTGGAACGTCTGGAACTATGGGTACTTCAGTTGTTACTGGAGACGGTTTATTAGCTCAAATAGATTCTTCAAATCAAGCTTCTTATTCAATGGGATCTTTAACTGAAGATATTATCACTGAGTTTATCGCTAAGATTTCATTAAACGCAACTTCTGCTGAAGGTAATGAGTGGGTTGTATTTACTGGAACTGAAGGTAGATTAGCATTCCACAGAGCTATGAAAGAACTTATTGTTGCTCCTTCTGGTGCAATGGCAGGTGGTTCAATGCAAGGTGTGAATGGAGATGTTCATCTTGGAGCAAACTTTGCTTCTTATAGTGCATTAGGTAACAAAATTACTGTTGCTCACTGTCCTGTATTTGATGATCCTAATTTACATTCTACTGCTGGTGGAACTAATTCATTTGGTGACAACAGATTGAAAGAATCAGCTAAGATGGTATTTATGGACTTCGGAAAAACTTCTGGAATTTCTAACGTTGAGTTAGTTACTAAAGGAGCTGAAGGAGTTAACAGAAGTATGATCAAGAAGTATGTAGCTGGAATGGTGAATCCTTATGACCAGAAAGCAATGTTGGCTGCTAACGCTGATGACAAATTTGAATGCCACGTGCTTTCAGAAACTGGAATCATTGTTAGAAACCCATTGTCTTGTGGTATCTTAAGCGCATCATAATAAATAATTGTTTAACTCGCATCTACACATTGGGATTTATCCCTTTCTCTAGGTGCCACTTAAAAAAGTCCTCTGAATAAAATAGGAGGCATTATTAAAAATGAAATTTGTACATTGTATAGACACCGCTGGTTCTGACGAAAATGCATTTCCTGTAGGAAAATGTGAAATGGTTCAGGTAACCGCAGCTACAACCGTAATTCTTAGTTTTCATAATACAGATGATGATGAGGTAGAACACATAGTTACTATAACTACAACTAGTGGACAGTCTGATGAAGTTTGTAAATGGTTATTAGGAAATATGGCTAATGGTAGAGGTGGGCGTTTTGAAGTAAGCGCTTCATCTCATTCAGACATTACTACTGTAGCCTTTACAAAAGGAACGTAATAATTAATTAATTGGTATACCTAGAACACTTTGCTTAGCTAGGATACCTTAGTAAATAACTTGGTAGAAGGGGGGTAAAAAATAAAAAGCCCCCCAAATACCGTAAAACAAATAAAAAAATGGCAATAAAATTTGATTTTAACAGATTAAGAACAGCGATTAAAGGCTTTTTAACGGCTACTAATTCTGCTGGTTCTGAGGTGATTCACCTTCCTAAACTTCAAGCTGCTTCTGTAGTGGAAAAGATTGAATTAGGAGCTGGTGGCTCTAAAGTATTAACAGAAAATGACTTTGGTAAAGTATTTTTATGTGAGCAATCAGGTGGTACTGATTCTGCTGTTACATTACCTGCTGCTACTTCTGGTGGTACTTTAACATTTATCGTTTCACTTACTCCATCTGGAACAGGTGATATGGTAATTAGCGCTGCAACTGCTGATACAATAGTATTCGCTGGAGCTGCTGATTCTGGCGCTGATGGTCCTTCAAATCTTTTAGCTGATAGCTTTACTATTGAAGCTGCTGCTGTAGGAGGAGAAAGAATTGAATGTGTGGCTGACGGTACATATTGGTATGTATATGCACATCAAGGAGCTGTTGGTGGAGTTTCTGCTACAGGATAATATCCTGAATAATTTGAATGACGGAGGGGTTTCGGCCCCTCCATTATTCTTAATTTAAAACAAAAACAAATGGGGAGACAAGAAGCAAAATTACAAATTATGAAACCTTTCGGTCCTAAGATTCTTAAGGTGGAATTACCAGACTCAATTACAAATAAATTAATTTCTATAACAGATGAAATGTTTGAAGATGAAAACAAAAAAAGTTATGGAGAAAATTTAGTTGGACAAATCAAATGCGAAATAGAAATAGATCAAAAAGTATTGCATGAAAATAATTTATATGATTTTTTTAAACAATGCTTATATGCTTATATAAATGCATGCCTAAAAGATCTATATGTTTTTGATGAAAATAGTCACGTTATAAATTGTGATGTTACAGATATGTGGTTTAATGAAATGAAGCCTGGGGGAGAATATAATCCAGCTCATTATCATACAAACTGTCTTGTATCATCTACATTGTTTTTAAAAATACCTGACAATAGACCAACAAGAGATATTAATAATAAATCTGATAAAGATGGGCATTTAGAGTTTTTAAATAAATCTGTTTCTCCAGATTATTTAGAAAGAGGTCAAATGCTGGTAAAACCAAAAGTAGGAGATATGTATTTATGGCCATCAAGTTTACTTCATACTGTATATCCTTTTTTAGGAAATGAAATAAGAAGAAGTATTGCTTGGAACGGGACATATCAGTTTATTAATAAAGAAACTAATGCAGTAATTGCAGGATTAAGACCTTGGTCTGTTAAATAAAAATTCTTTATCTTTGTAAAATGAAGACAAAACTAGTATATAGAGACGGAAAAGTAATAGAGTTAAAAGAGGGCGAAATAGAAGTTCCTAAAGGACCACAAGTGTTTTCAATAGGTGGAAAATCTGGATTTAAATGGAAAACAGAATCCGCTAATAAAACATGGTTAGAAAACGGCAAAATAGTAAAAGAAAAAAAAGGTAAAAAAATACCTAAATAATTAACAGGGAGTATTAACAAAAAAGAAAAAAATGAAAAAACACATTGTATTAATTAAATCAAAAAAACCAGAAAAGTTTAACTATTGTAAATTTGGTAGTTACAAAGACAAAAAAGGAAAAGACGTTTATTTAATAGATATAAACGATACAAAGGTAGATGGCTATGAAATGTTTCAAGCTGTATTATCT